TGTGGTGGTCGGAGTTGGTGCCGGAGTTTGGGGTGATGTTGGAGAAGGCGCAGGTGTCGCTGGGTGGGGTGATGCGGGACAGGGCGGTGGAGATTTTGGAGGCGGAGGACGGTGATCCTGCGCGGGGTCGTGCGGTGTTGGCGCTGGCGGGGTCGTATGACCGCCGGATAGCGAAGGGAGATGAGGGGGCCGTGGCGGTGGCGGGGCTGACGGTTAACGTGAGTTGGTGATGACTGGTGATGACTGGGAGGATGCGATGAAGAAGATGGCCGGAGATTTTGTGCGTGATGCGAAGGAGTTGGGTCGTTCGGTGCGTCGGGTGTTTGTGGATGACCCGAAGCCTGCGACGGCGGAGCAGAAGAAGCGGGCGTCGGGGATGGCGGGTGCGGGTGGGTTGAGTGGTCGGCGTCGGGACGCGGCGCGGGATGACATCATCCGGGAGGCGACGGGGGAGAACCGGCGTCCGAAGGCGAGGCGTTGAGGCGTGGCGAAACCGGGCCGTCCAGCGGGGCAAGGTCGTTCGGTGATTTCGATCCCGAACGGCTGGAAGCCGCGTGATTACCAGCAGGCCGCGTGGGATGCCGCGAAGAACGGATGCCTGCGGCACTCGCTGGCGTGGCACCGTCGCGCGGGCAAGGACGATTTCGCTCTGAACCGGACGGCGGTGGGGATCATGCAGCGGGTCGGGACGTACTGGCACATGCTCCCGCAAGCGAATCAGGCGCGACGGGCGATTTGGGATGCGGTGGATGAGCGTACCGGCGTCCGGCGTATTGACCAGGCGTTCCCGGTTGAGTTGCGCGAAGTGACCCGCGAGCATGAGATGTTCATCCGGTTCAAGAACGGTTCGACGTGGCAGGTCGTGGGGTCGGATAATTACAACGCGCTGGTGGGTTCGCCGCCGATTGGGGTGGTGTATTCCGAATACGCGATGGCCGACCCCGCGTCATGGGCGTTCCTGCGCCCGATCCTGGCGAACAACGGCGGCTGGGCGATGTTTATTTCCACGCCGCGTGGGCAGAACCATTTTGCGAAGCTGCATCGGTTTGCGCTCAATGACCCGGCGTGGTTTGCCGAAACACTCGGGGTCGAGGACACGATGGCGATCCCCGCCGAAGTGATTGACCGCGAACGCCGCGAACTGGCCGCCGAACGCGGCGAGGCCGAAGCCCGAGCGATTGTCGAGCAGGAGTATTACTGCTCGTTCGACGCCGCGCTGCCGGGGTCGTACTACGGCGAACTGATTACCCGCATGGAAGCCGAAGGCCGCATCGCCGCGTATCCGTGGGATCCCCGGTATCCGGTGGGCTGGGGTAGCGACCTGGGTATGCGGGACAGCACGACGTTCTGGTTCTGGCAGGACATCGGGAACCGGCCACGGTTGATTAATTTCTTCGAAGGGTCGGGGATTGATGATGTGGGCTGGTACGTGAACAAACTGAACTCCCTGCCGTACACCTACGGGCGGGGGCTGCTGCCGCATGACGGCGGGCATAACCGGCTGGGCATGGCGGGGAGTATTGCCGAGCAGATGCGGCGGCTGGGGATGAAGAACGAAATCATCCCCGTCACGAAAGACCGCGTGGCCGCGATTAACCAGACCCGGCTGTTCCTGGCGAACGCCGTGATAAACACCGAACCCGAACCGTTCCCCGGCGAAACCCCCGACGAGGCTGCCGCCCGCATGACCCGAGCGATCACCGGCCTGCGGATGTACCGGCGCGAATGGAACGAGCAGGCGCAGCGGTTCAACGATGCGCCATTTCATGATTGGTGCTTCGCGGCAGACACGGAAGTGTTGACGCGTTGCGGAACGCGTCAGATAATTGACCTCCCTGACACTGGTGAGGTTATGACGCTATGCGGATGGAAGCCGTATCACAGCCCCAGGCTGACTCGTTCCAATGCCCGTGTTGTGGAGGTCACGCTGTCCGACGGAACTTCGGTGAGATGCACGCCGGATCACAAGTGGTTGACGGAATCCGGGTGGAGATTTGCCGAGAGCCTGCTGCCGGGGTCGAGAATCCAATCGTGCTGGACGGACTCACGCAGTATTGGGATGGGGGGCTTTACCGGAAGTGGCCCAGCACCGACTACTATTCACGCGGCGGAAAGCTTCTTCACCGGGTTGTTTGGGCGGCGGCGTTCGGAGCGATTCCTGCAAGACATCAAATCCATCATAGAAACCACAATCCAGCCGACAACCGCATTGAAAACCTTGAGTGCTTGCACGCTTCCGAGCATCACAAAGAGCGACACGCAGAATCAAGAAATCGGGTCATTGGCGACAAAGCTCGCGCCGCTGCGGCTGAATGGCATCGAAGCGAGGAAGGAAGACTGTGGCACAGCCGCCATTCGCTCCGGGCGCAGGGCTGGACTAAGTGGAAGCGGGAGCCTAGGCCGTGCTTGGGATGCGGCGAAACGTTTAATTGCTTGGTTCGCGGGCAAGGCCACGAACAAAAGTATTGCTCACAGTCATGCAAGGCCCGTGCATATCGTGAGCGTAAAAACGGTGGAGGCAACTGAACCTGTTTGGTGCATTACGGTTCCGGGCGAGGAACACTTCGCCCTAGCCAGCGGGGCCATTGTCCACAATTGCTCCAACGTGGCGGACGGACTACGCAGTGTCGCCATCGGCCACCGCCCCCTGAAAGACCCCTCCCGGTTCGCCGCCAAGCGTGGCGGTGTCCGAATCGCGGATGGGGTATAGTCGCGCCACGCTCCCCAGGAGAACTCCGATGTCGTTCCTGAAACCGAAAATTCCCGCCGCGCCGAAAATCGTTGCGCCGCCACCCACCCCCACGATTGACGAAGCCGCCGTCCGCGCCGAGGACGAAATGCGTATCCGCCGTCGCCGGGGTCGCGGTGCGTATGTGGTCGCCGGGAAAAACCGCAGCGCCGCGCCGACCGTGGCCACGAAGCAACTCACCGGACAGTAGGAGAACGACATGCCACAGACGAAAGTTCCACGCAAAGGCAGCGCCAAAGTGTTGCAGCCGTTTGGCAGCGTCATTAGTTTTGGCCCGGGAGGCAAAGGCCGAATGGGACACGGCGACCAAGCGGCAAGAATCCGCATTGGCGATGTTGCGCTAACGGCGGCGAAAACTCAGGCTTCGAAAGAAATAAAAGCAAAGTATTCGTTTGCCAAGCCAAAGAAGAAATAACCATGAAACTCGCACCCGGATTGTTCGCCGCAGGAATCGTGACGTTGTTTTTTTTCAGCATCGTCGGTGGGCTGGTGCTGCTGCTCGCATCGGCGGTGATGTGCGCCATCGAATACAGGAAGGTGCCGGATGAGCAGTGATCGGAGGCCGTGGTTCTCGCAGACAAGCAAGGCGCAGCGAAAGCGGGCGCACTTGGCGTACCGGGCGGCGTCCATCATCGCAACAGACAGGATGGCGAACTACCGGCCAGAACCGGAAGTGCTGTCGTTGTTTCGTGCGATGGCCCGTTTTCTTGAAACTGCGTTCAGTCCGCGTGGAGTATTCCAATGAGCAGTGAAGTCGCGAACGGAATCATGCAAGCGCAGGCCGAGATGGAGGCGCAGCGGTATAATTTTGACTCTACGTGGCAGCGCATCGCTGACCTGATTGACCCCGACAACGCCCTGTTCCTGCGGCAGACGCCGTGGCAGGGCGAGCGCCGTGACCGGCAGCAGTTCGATTCGACGGGGCAGCTTGCGCTGGAACGGTTCAGCGCCGCAATGGAGTCGGTGCTGACGCCGCGTACCTCGCAGTGGCACATGCTGGAACCTGTGGACGATTCGCTGCGGCAGAATTTCCGCGTGATGCAGTGGTGCGAGCAGATGACCCGCCGCCTGTTCCGTGCGCGATACGCGCCGCAGGCGAACTTCGTGGGGGCATCGTCGGAACACTACCGTTCGTTGGGTGCCTACGGTAACGGCTGCACGTTCGTTGATGACATCCCTGGCCGCACGATTCGGTATCGCAGCGAGTTCATCGGCCACATATGGGTGTCGCCGGATCACACCGGCCTGCCCGCTGCCGTGCATCGGAAGTTTACGCTGACCACGCGCCAAGCCATCGGGATGTTCGGGGCGGATGCCCTGCCGCGTTCGATCACGAACCAGCGCCCGAAAACGATGCATGAGTTCCTGCATTGCGTGAAGGCGCGGATGGACTACGACCCCGACCGCCGTGACGCGAAGGGGAAGCAGTTTGCATCGTATTACGTATCGTGCAGCCACGGCGATCAGGTGTTGGAGGAAGGCGGCTATCGGACGATGCCGTATATCTACAGCATGTATTCCACTGCGCCGGGAGAAACGTATGGGCGTGGGCCTGCATCGCGGATTCTGAACACGCTGAACACGATCAACGAGCAGCAGAAAACCATGCTGCGGGCGGGGCAGTTGGCGGTTGATCCGCCGCTGCTGATGCCCGAGGAAGATATCCTTGAGTCGTTCAGCCTGCGCCCCGGTGCGCTGAATTTTGGCGGCGTGGATTCGATGGGCAACGCCCGCGTCAGGCCGTTTGAGTCTGGCTCGAACCTAGGCATCGGTCTTGAGATGGTGCAAGACTCGCGGCAGGTGATTAACGATGCGTTCTTCGTAACGCTGTTCCAGATTCTCGTTGAGAACCCGCGCATGACCGCCACCGAGGCGCTGCTGCGGGCGCAGGAAAAGGGCGAACTGCTGGGGCCGCCGCTGGGTCGGCAGCAGACCGGATACCTGTCGCCGCTGATCGAACGCGAACTGGACATCCTGTTCCAGATTCCGGGGATTCTCGATGACATGCCGCCCGAGTTGGCGGAGTCGGGCGGGCTGGTGGAAGTGAAATACACTTCGCCGCTAAACCGTTTGCAGCGGGCGTCGGAGTCCACCGGCATCATGCAGACGTTCGAACAACTGACGCCGTGGGCGCAGGTTGACCCGAGCGTGTTCAAGGTGTTCAACCCGAGCCGCGTGGCCGCACGACTGGCGGAAATCAACGGCGCACCGTTCGATGTCCTGAACAGTGTCGAGGAAATGGCGGCCATCAAGGCGCAGGAAGATCAGCAGGCGCAGATGGGTGCGCTGCTGGAAGCCGCGCCGATTGCGGGCAAGACCGCGCTTGACCTGGCCCGCGCCCAGCAGATCAGCGGCGCGAACCCCACGGCAGCGTTGCTGGGAGGCGGCTAAGTGCGCAAGGCATGGGATCAAGCCACCGAGCGCGTTCGCCATTGGCTGCGGCGCAAGCATGATTACGATGCGTGTTTCCGCACCAACGGCGTCGAGATGTCGAAAGCAGGCGTCGGGGTGCTGCGCGACATCGCGCAGTTCTGCGGCGCGTATAAATCCACGGCGAAGGTTTCGCCGGTTCAGCGCGAAGTGGATGTCCACGCGATGCTGATTGC